ATTGAGTAAGAGCTTCTTCCCGTGTTCTTTCAACAATTCCATCAATATCAGCAAATTCAGCAAATTGAAGATATGTCTTTTGGTCAATTGCTCCAAGTCGGAACAATTCTTTCAATTTGTCTTGTCGTGCTTCTTTTGTATATGCAAGCCATGAACCAACCTGTACTCGAACCTCATTGTCTGCTCCAATAATGGCAAGTGGAAGTTCCATTTCTCCAAAAGTGAATTTTCTTTTCTTTTTTGCAGCAACATCTGACTTGTCTCCAGCAGCCATGAAATATTCTGGCTTACCCCCAAGAGAACTAACTGAAATAAGTTTTGTTTGATTCCAATTTTCAGCAACGAGTCTAAGAATTTTTGCTCCTGAACGTGAAAGGAAATCCTCAAGATTATCAACAAGGTCTGCTTGATTTGTAGCGTCACTTTGCCGGAGCTCTGCAATAGCAACTCCAGAACGGACATTTGATGGCATTCTTCCAAGAGAAACATCATGAACACCAGAAATATCTTCAAGGTGCATTTTCATACGAGCAATTTGTGCTTCAGGTGATGGTGGAAGTGGAGAAATTGGAAGAGAAGTTACTTGAGCTCCCCTATTTTTCTCAATTATTTGTCCATGTTGATTAACAATAATGCGAACTCCTGAATTTTTGTCAATGACAAAGCGTCCCCGTGCAAAGAAGTGATTGTATTCAAAAATGTGAGATTCAAGAGCATCAATTACCCGATTAATTGGGATAAGATGCTTAACCCATGACTCTCCATAAAGTTCTCCCGGAATAATGTCTCCTTGCAAAATCTCGAAAGGATATGCATCTGTATCAATTAATTGGTTCATCAAAGTTCTCATTGAGCTATCAACCCAGTGAATAACTCTCATCTTTATTTTTCCATCGTCTTGTCTCTCCCTCATCCAAGTTTCATGAAGAAGAACAGTCTCATTATTTTCACTCTTACTGTTAAAGGCTTGTCGAGTAACCTGCATTAAAAATTTCTTGTATTCAGCAGAAGCAACAACATTATCTGCATGGAGTTGCTCTGTATTGTCGTAATTTTTATTCTTTTTTACTGCATCCAAGGATGTTTGAACAACTTTATCAACAAATTCAGCTCCATATTCTGGGTCATTTAGATTTGGAGACTTAATGTTTGGGTCAACATAGAAATCATAGGGGTCAATTCTGTTAATAACTATATTGTCATCATTATCAATATTAAATTGCCAAATACCAATAGAACTCCAAAGAGCATCATTAACTATTTCCTTAATTTTTCTCTTGATTTGAGCTTTGTCATAAATATAATCAAGCACTTTCCCTGAATAACGTGCATTTTCCATTGCGGATTCTGTAGTAACTTTTGGTAGAACCTCCCATTTTGGTTGAAAAGATGTAACTTGATTTCTAACTCCCCGCATGTGAGCGGCTATAAGATTAACAGGAATTCGGACTCCTGTGCGTGTGGAGAAGGTAACAGTATTTGTGCCTCTATTGTATCGGGCAAAGTGATATCCTCTAATATAAAGTTGTCTTACAAGCCATTCCCAGTCATATTTTCTTCTACTTTCCTCAGCCGCCTGGTGGAATCTTTTAGCTTTTAGAATAAGGCGTAGCTCTTCTTCCATCTCCTTAGCCTCTTCTTCCGTCAATGGTCCAATGTCTTCTTTTTGCTCTTCTTTATCCATTAAACTTTATCCTCCTTTTCATCAAATTCTGGTGGAACATTTGTATCTCCACCTTCTACTTCAACTTTTAAGTCTCCCGGTAAAAAATTGAAAGTTTGTTCATTGAATTCAATCTCATTTCCATCAGTTTCTAAAACAGTATTTGTTGCAGGAGCATCAACAACAGTTGTGCCATCGGGTTGTTTTCTAAAAAGAGGATTATCAATTGGGATAGAAGGAGTAGGAACAGTAGTTGTAGTAGTATTGGTATTTATAAAAGTAATTTTATCTCCAATCTTTTTGAAGAAAGAACGCATGATAAAAAGATTAATTACAAAAAGTCCTAAAATTAATAACACCACAACTGTTTCCATTTTCTTGAAGCCATAAAAAAAACACGCCAACCGTTACTGGTTGCCGTGTAGTTTGTCTACTATGACTTGCGACTTAATTATTATCAAACATAGTTGCTCTTGTCAAGGCTAACAGAGTATGAGACACTATAAAGAGGCAGGATTACAGCATAGGTTTATGATACCTGATTTGGGAGATAAGAGGCAGTTGTCAGCTCTTAACCTTGAAACCCCTTGGTTAAGATGCGTTGTCTGTCACATTAAATTTGAAAGGAATGAGAGGGTAGATTGCCTAACAGACGATAATGTTGAAGAATCATTCTGTATCCCCGACTGGCATAGACTCATTGTTGGAGATTGACTCTTGATTTGAATTTGGATTACCAACAGAACCAGATTTACCAATAATATCCCGCACTCTTATGTGCTCTCCAAAATTTACTTCATGAATTTTTCCTTTGTGAATTTTAAGACTCATTTCAATTGACCCATACCCAGAACCCACAGCAATACTTTCAACTCTTTTGTCTGCGTAGGAAATAATTTCCAACCAAAAATCAATTGGAACATACAAGGGTCCTCTCATCGGAGGTGTAGGTATCATGTCTTCTGCCTTAACCATAATCTTCTCCTTGAGTCAAATCATCCATTCCTGTTACAGACTTATCAGTACCGTAAAAATCACCAAGTTCATCATCTTTATAACCTTCCTGCATTGGAGCGTTAATAAGATTCATGTTCTTACGATTCTCTGGTAATATCATTTCACCTCCGAGGCTTCTTCGCAAGGGGGCTGGAAATCTACTCATAATAATATACCTCAAAGCGTCAACGGCATGGTCATTGAAGTCTCTTGGTTGCTCTGGAGAGTTTCTGGAGGACATTCCTCTCAGTTTTCTCCATTGGTATTGTGGCATTTCAGCGATTAAATCAATGCAGTTTTTAAAAATGAATAGACGAGGACTTGGAATTTCCTTCGTAATTGGATGTCTTCTAGTCTTCTGAGGTTTAAGGAATTCCTTAACTCTGTTTATTCCTGCCAATTTTTCATTATTTGCAGGAGTAAGATAAAGACCACAGTCCTCATATTCTTCAATAATGCTCCACATTTGCCCTTCTTTTTCCCGTGTCTTTGCAGTGGTGGAAGGGTCAATAAGCCACATTGAAATCTCTTGACCCTCAGACTTACCTAAAATCTGTCGTGCATGTTCTGAAACAATACCGGGAGAATAATATTCGTCATGAATAAAGACGTTTCCATCAAAATCCAATGCTGCCCAAAGCACCGCCGTAGGATTAACCATACCATGGTCAACTGCAACAATTCTTTCCCAACCTTTCGGAATTTCAAACGGAGCTATGACATGGGTATTATAATCGTATTCGGAGAAGATTTGGTTCTCCATAACATCCCAACGCCCTTCAACAAACCTTTTGACCATTTCTTCAGGATATGTTTGACGGAGCGTGGGAATGTAGTCAGGTGGAAGATAAGGATTATCGGTTGAAGCGGATTCAATGAAGTGATGGTCTGGGTTGTCTCTATTTTCAAGGACTGGTTTTCGAAATGTATTGTCAATCCAGTTTCCAGGTTCGGGGTTACAGATGATAAATCCATAACGATTGGGTACTGTATTGAGACGGAGACGTGACTGCAATATGCGAAAAACTTGGTGCCCCACTTCTTCGGCTTGGTCAATAAAGAACCATCCGAGATTGAGGGAGAGCAACTCTTTCTCTGACACATTATCAAGATGTCGGAAGATAATTTCCGACCCATTAACGAGTCGAAGGTAATTTTCAGATGGTTTCCATTGACCTCCATGGGCTTCATCATAATATTCTGGTGGACAGATATCAAAGAATGTTTTACGAGTGGTATCCCTAAGCTCCGGGTAGGTTAAGCGACCTACGAGTCCGACATTCCCCGGATACTGAGAAAGAAGCAAAGCACGAAGACAACCTGCATAAGTTTTGCCGCTACCAAAGCCTCCCGAAAAGCAGGTAAATTTATCAGTTGAAGTCAAAAACTCTAACTGCTTTGGAGTAGGTTCTATCTGGTGTGCATTCATTTACTTTGGTTGGTAGCATCTATAGCTTCCTGATATCCTTTTGGTACAAACAATGCGTCAATTCTTTCTTGTGGTACTCCCAAAAGAACCATAGGCTGTATCTGTACTTGTGGTTTATCTAAATTCATTTTTTTAGACAGCAAATCAATAAAGATACCTGCGGCTTTATCTGAACCTTTTGCATGAGAAGCTCTTTGATATACAGCGTATACAACATCAGGGTACAAATCCATCATCCAGTTCCAAAAATAGGTCAACCGCTTATTCATGTAATCCTCACGAGATTTGAAGTAGTTAGTATAACCTTTTGGCATTAAATTCCTCCGTTCCCACTCCATCGCAGTTTTTGGTTTCCTTAAATCTCTTGGCAGAGCTGACCACTCACAAAACTTATCAAATTCTTTAGCATATTTAGTTAATGGCTTACTTTCTGACCTTCCCACATTGCTATTTTGCTTTATTAAGTAACTAACATCGGGAATAGGAATTTTAGTAATATTTTCAGGAGTAATGTCAGCACTTTCGAAATCATCAAACTTTTCCAGTGGGGCGAGCAGGTTATTCATAACATACTCAAATTACCAAATAAAGGGGAGTAAGTCAAGTTGCCCATTGACGCTTCGGGGCTGAGCAGTTTTTCAATTTATTATATGCAAATTGACCCGCTTGACAAAGAATACCTCCCAATATTAAGATGCTGTACGGTGTGAAGTAATTTAATCATAAAGCCTGAAGGTATCTTCTATGCA